TGCGCCTGTGACCCCTGCGACGATCAGCGTGAACGGATTCGCCATTTAGCGGCCGCGCTTGAAGGTGCCTGTTCGGTTGATCGAGTCGGTCACGATGGTGTCCACCTTGCCTGTGCCGATGTAGATGTTGTTGGTCATTGGTCCGTTAGGACCCCAACTTGAAGGAACGCCTGACACGGCGAGCTGGTTTACCCCAAGCGCCTTCAATCCAAGAGCCAAGCCGAATGGCAACGCAGCCGCTCCAGCAACTGCTGCTCCGCCAAACCCAGCAACCGCTGCTGCTCCGCCAGCCAAAGCCGTACCGGCTGCTGCACTTCCTGTAGAAGCCGCTGCCATCGCTAGACCAAACTTAGTGACCGCTCCTGCGACAATCTGATTGGTGATTGCTGTTGCTAAAGCAAGCGGAATCTGCGCCAAGATGTTTGCAACAACAAGTGCGGTGAATGGGTCCATACCATCTTTGAGCAAGTTGGCAGTGATTGCGCCTTTGAGGCCACCGAAGGCTGCGCCAATACCGGTGACGAGCAGAGTGATAGAGCCACCTGGTCCGAGTAGGCTATCTGCACCCTTGCCGATGGCACCGATCTTATCGATGAACTGCTCCAACTTGATGATTGCCTTGGGGAACTCAGCCTCAAACTGACCCATCAGCATTGGCAGTTTGTCCAGGATCTTTGTGACGAGCTGGTCGGCGAAGCGCTGGAGCTTAGGGGTCAACGCGGTAATCACGCCAGAGAAGCGATCCATATACGGAGCCAGACCCTTGAAGAGTCTGGTGACGGCTGGCAGGAAGGCTGCGCCGAACTGCTCTTTCAGTTCTCCTGCTTGGATTGACACGACACTAAACGATCCTTCTAGTGTGTTGGCATAAGCGGCCGCGCTGCCCTTGGTCTTGGCAAGGATTGCGTTGAGCGCCTTCTGTCCGCTGATCACCTTGGCATTGATGCCGAGTGTCTTTAGCAACTTGCCGCCGTTGCCCTGGAACGCCTTACCAACTTGGATTGTCGCGGTAGCTAGATCAATACCAGTAGCACGCGACAACTCCATTGCGACACGCTGAATCTTTGTTGCGATTGAATACTTCTTGGTGAATCGCGTGCTTGCCTCAATCGATGCACGCACCTCATCGTCGGTGAAGGCAAGTTTCTGACCAGCGATGATCTGCCTCTCCACCGCAGCCAGGACGCTGTCAGTGCCGAGCTTACGCGCCTTTAGGGCTGCGATCAGCTTGGCGGTAGCGGCTTCGTCTGCTGCTGCACCCTTGATCGCTGAGACGGTGAACGCGCCAACGCCTGCGGCTACACCGGCAATACCCAGTGCCACCTTGCGGAAGTCTGCGCCGATCTGGCTGGCAGTATTGCCAAGGGTGCCAAGCGCCTTGTTGACGGTCTTGATGTTTTTAGACGCGGCATCACGAGCGCTAATCGTTGCATTGACTGCGATGTTGGCCATTGCTTACTCCTACCCTGTTCGCAGGTTGGACATATTTGGCGAGATGCCGAATACCGCTGCATCTGCCCTGAGTCGATTGGCTCGTGCCAAGGTGGCGATTGCCTTGACCTTGTCGCTTGCTTCTCGGCGGCGCTTGCCTTCAGACTGGAGAGGGGTGAGTGGGCCGACAAAGTCTGGCTTGTTCCATTGGCGGAGCGACTGCTCCTGTTGGAACTTGGTCGCCGTGCCGTTGGCATACTCAATCTCTAGACCAAGTACCTTGGCGCGCATCGCCTCATCGTTGAGCAAGAGAACGATGGTCTTAGACATCGCATCCTTGGCTAGTTGGATATTAGCCTCTACTGCCTCAATAACAAAGTTGCTGCCACGAGTTCCTGGATGCTCAATAAACTTGCGATCAGAGAACAGGTTGGCGGCAGTGACCTTAGGGATGGTATGTGGCTTGGTACCCTTCACGACAAACCACGCGTACCACGCATATTTCTTGCCAGCTACAGGACCGACGATTGCGCCTGGTCGAGTGATGCGTGAGCGGCGACCGCGCACGCTCTTGGCAAGTCCGCCGAGATCTCGTGGAGCCTTCTCTCGTACCGGCTTAGCAAGGGCGCGAGCTGCGTTCACCGTGGCGAACTGCTCTAGCTTGCGAACACCCTTCCAGCCGAGCGAGTTGAGGAATGCCTTCTGAAGCGCCTCAGCCTCAGCGCGAACATTGCCCTGGAGTTCGATCTCTACAGCAGCCTTAGCCACTTACTTGCTCCTTGGTTGAATCTCGCAATACAGACCCCAATAGGTCATTAGGTCTTCAGCGGTTGCGGTCTTCAGTATCTCCCAAGCTGGCACGCCGTATGCGACTCCAAGTGTGTGCGCGATGATCTCTGGGCTGGTCACCACGACTGACTGTCCGATGGACAGCCGCCTGGCTTCCAGCCTTACGCGTTTGGGAGTGCTGAGATTGCGGTTGCCCACTTCTCCATTGATGCCGTGATGGCAGTGACTGGAGCGTCAAGGATGTCATCGGTGGCGTTGCCCTCAATGTCCTTGAAGTTGTGACTCACAACCAACTTAGCAAAGGCTGCGAACTGGACGGCCGTGTCGCCCTGTAGGTCGATCAGGATGCGAGCGCTTACATTGCGTCGCAGCTCGATGTTCCAACCGGCAAACGCGCCGTCTAGTTCAATCTTTACTGTGTCCATATTGATCCTCCTACTAGCGCCTTAGGCGCTGCTCTTTATGGGGCTGTCGCCAGAGGCGAGTCGATCACGATCTCAAGCGACTTGCCTGAAGTCGTGTCATACGCCAGTCGGCATACAACCTCATTTACCACAACGCCTTCGTTGTCGGCTGAGAGCGGAGTGATTGACTCGATCTCCCACGAGCCAAGAATCCACACGCCGTAGTTATCGGTGGTGGTGCCGAAGAGTCGCAGGTACTTCTGCGCCGCGATGTCGGTGATTGGGAAGGTTGAGCCAGCAGCCGTGTTGCTCGCCACCGTGAAGGTTAGCGTTGCATCAAGCACGCCAGTGAGCGCTGCGGTCGCGGCCGTAAGGCTGCCATCAAGCGCTGTGACCATCCCCACGCCTGTCGTGATCGACAGGTTGAAGTTATAGATCGACGAATAGGTTGTTGGCGTTGGAGTTGATCCCTTTGCTGGGAATGTCGATGTCGTCGTCAGTTTCATCAAGCGCCCAGCCAAGAATGGGTTGGTAGGGATCGCCGTAGGGAAGGCAAGCACAGAGGTCGCGGCTGTCGTAGCAGCGAAGGTTGCACCAGCCTGGAGCAGTCCTGAAGCATCAGCCGAAAGCGTGATCTCGGTAGGCGCAGCATCGCGCACGAGATACTTCTGCACGCCATCCTCAACAAGGAAGGAGTAGAAGACGAGCGTGTCAACATCGCCCTGTGTTGGCGACCAAGTCCAGGTGTATGGCGAAGCCGTTCCTGCCGTCGTTGCGCCAATGGCATCAAAGATCAGCGGAAGGGTTCGCATCGAAGCAGGACCCTCAGCAATGGTCAGGATTGGAGCCTTGCCGGTGATGGTTGGCTGGCTCGCCTGAATGGCGGTGCGCTTGCCAACGGATACGGTCTCGCCAAGATCAACCGTCACGCCTAGGTCGAGCGATCCGATGGTCTCGCTGAAGAGGATCTCTCCAGTGGCGGTACCGATTGCAGCTGCGGTTCCGAATGCGGCCTGCGACGCAGTAGCGATTCGCGTCAGAGCCTTTGCGCCGAAGGTTGGCATCTCGTATCTCCTTGCTCTACGCGGTGAACGCCACGGTGTCAAAGACCGTGACTTCCGCTTGTGCCTGAACCGTCAGGTAATCCTGATCGGCGTAAGTATCTGTGCCGAGTGTAGTACCGGTGACTGTCACCTGCGCGGCGTTTCCACTAATCGTCACAGCCCCATCGAACACGGTGCGTAGCCACGCTCGCCAAGTGTAGAGGTCACGGTACTTCTCATCCATCCGTGGGATGGGGAGCAGGTAGATGACGATGTTGACCGTCAGCACCGTGGTGCGGTTGCCGTTGCCGATGCTGATCTGGTCGCCGCCTGGGAACAGAACGATCGAAGGTGTGGTCGGCAGGTTCTCTGGCGGTGTGGCGTAGCACTTGCGGAGCGTGTATCCGGCAGGCGGATTCACTGAGGCGAGCTGATCGGCGATGGCATCGAGGATTGTTAGGTCAGTCACTCTGGGGCCTCCTCAGGCTCTGGGTATCGCTCGTTCTTTCCGATGATCTTTCCAGTTTCTGCGTCTCGGACGATCTCTGTGAGCATACCAGTCTCAGGATCTAGAAAGGCTGGCTCAATGATGACTTGCATCAGGAGACCTCCGCATAGGCACCAGCAACGGTCGTGCTAATAGTTCCTGTTGATGAAGCAGCGAGATCGCTTTGACTTGATTGCGTGTAATACTGACCGCCTGTTGCTGTATTCGCTGTGGTTGATTGACGAGCCGTAGCGAAAAGCAAGGTTGCAGGCGTAGTGCCAACCTGAATCACTGAGATCCAATACTCAGTGCCTGCTGTCATTGAGTAGGTGGCAGGATAGCCACCTGTCGTATCAAGCGCACGAGTGAATTTAGTGTTGGTTGCGTTAAAGATTGTGGTATCTGATGCAGTACGAGCGACGAGTGTGAAAGTCGTGCCGCTTCGCGTATAGATGCCGAAGCGAATAAGTGTCATCGTCGACGCCGAACCTGAGCTAACGAAGGTAATGTTGCTCACCGTAAAGTCCTTGTGCGGAACAAGCTTAGTGTGGGCAATCAAACCTGCTCCTGTAGACTGGTTGGTAGTCAGCACAAACCGCGGCAGCGTTGCGATGATGCCGCTCGTTCCAAAGGTGAATGCTTCCCACCCTGCCGTTGCAATGTCATAGGTCGTCTTTACATTCTTTGGCGTTGCTGCGGTCGTCGTGCTGGTGCTGCTGATTGAATCAGTTAATTGCAACACGCCAGCAGCACTGGTTGAGCCGGCATTGACGGCAACCGTGATCGCAGTGGTGCCGCTTGTAGTAATTGGCGCAGTGCCGCTGACCGTTGCAACCTTGCCATCTGCTGCATCCTTTGCAGCTTTGACGGCGGTCGCAGTAGCAGCAAGGATGCTGCTCGTCGTTGATGTGGAATCGGTGAGCTGCACCGCGCCTGATGCTGAAGTCGATGCTGCCGTGATGCTGATGGCTGGCGTCGTGCCGCCAGACGAGACAATCGGCGCGGTACCAGTGACGCTCGTGACTCCGCCGCCGCCGCCTGTCACCCATTGCGTGTTGTAGTCCGTGCCGTCAATCTTTGAGAGAACCTGACCGGCGGTGCCGCCGACTGGTACGCCAGCGCCTGTGGCTCCAGTCGCACCTGT